TCCTTTCCGGAATATGCGTTCTACGACTCGGCTTTCCCGCTCGGCAATCTGTTCCTCTACCCGGTGCCGAACAGCAGCTACGAGCTGCACATCGTGACGATGGATACGCTGCCTCAGCTTGCGACAGCCGGGACCGCAGTCAACCTGCCGCCGCCGTATCTGGCCGCGATCCGCTACAACCTCGCGGTCTATCTCGCGCCGTCCTATGGCCTTGATCCTTCGCCGGCTCTCGTTCGACTGGCGATGAACGCCAAGCGCGTAGTGAAGCGGATGAACGTACAGATTCCGCAACTGACGATGCCGCGCGGCCTGATGACCAAGTCGCGCTATAACATTTTTAGTGACGGGGACGCGAACTGATGCGAGTCCCGCTCACCACCGGCGCCTACCAGACGCGCAGCGTGATCGCCGAAGCTCAGCGATCGGTCAACCTGTATGCCGAAGCGAATCCGCAGGACGCACCGTGCCCGTTCACCTATTACCCGACGCCGGGCCTGACGCTCGTCTCGACGCCGCCGGTTACGGGTGAGTCGCGAGGCATCTACACGGCGAGCAACGGCAACCGGTATGAGGTCGTCGGATCGACGATCTTCACGGTCAGCGCAACAAACGTCTATACGGTTCTCAGCTCACTGGTTTCGTCGTCCGGCCCGGTTTCCATGGTCGACAATGGCACGGACCTGTTCATTGTTGATGGGACTGCGAGCGGCTTCACGGTCAAGCTTGCGACGAACGTCGTATCGGTGGTAAGTGACCCGGCATTTTTCGGTGCGGACAAGGTCGATTTCGTTGATGGGTTCTTCCTGTTCAACCGGCCCGGCACGCAGCAGTTCTATATCTCGCTGTTCGATGACGTGACGTTCGATCCACTCGACATTGCGTCCAAATCGACCTATTCGGACAACCTCGTCACGCTCGCGGTGATGCACCGGGAAATCTGGCTGTTCGGCGAGTTGACAACAGAGGTCTGGTACAACACCGGCGCCTCAGATTTCACATTCGGCCGCATGCCGGGCGTATTCATCGAGCATGGGTGCGCGGCGAAACACTCAGTCGCCAAGATCGATCTGGCGCTGTTCTGGCTAGGGCAGGATCTGCAAGGGCAGAACATCGTGTTTGCCGGCCGCAACTACGTCGCTGAGCGTATCTCGACGCACGCGATCGAGGAAGCACTATCGGCATATTCGCGCGTCGATGATGCGATCGGCTTTTCCTACCAGCAGGGCGGCCACGCCTTCTATGTGCTGACGTTCCCGACCGCGAATGCGACGTGGTGCTTCGATGTGGCAACCGGCGAATGGGCACAGCGCGGCTTTCTGGAAGCGGACGGCACGTTCAGCCGGCACCGCATGAACTGCCATTCGTTCAACGGTGGCCGGAATCTGGTAGGCGTCTGGCAAACGGGCCTCGTCTACATGCTTGACCAGAACAACTACACGGACAACGGCGCCACGATCGAATATGTGCGCGCGTTCCCGCACATCCTCGGCGCCGATGGCAACCGCGTGCTGTTCCGCCAGTTCATTGCGGACATGGAAGTCGGTAACGGCCTGCCTGACGACTCGGCGCCGCCTGAAATCCGGCTTCGCTGGTCCGATGACCGCGGTCGCAGCTGGGGCAATTGGGTCGTTGGCTCGCTCGGCAAGGTCGGCGAATACCTGACCAGCATCCAGTATCAGCGGCTCGGCTATGCCCGCGATCGCGTGTTCGAACTGTCGTGGTCGGCACCGGTCAAGACGGCATTGAATGGCGCATGGGTTGATGTGTCGAGGGCGCGTACGTGAGCGACGCGACAAATAGCAATATCCCGAATCCGGGTGTGCCGTTTCTCGATCAGGGTGGCCGTATTTCTCAGGTGTGGTGGGCGTTCCTGCTGGCGATCTTCCAGCGTACCGGAGGAAGTGGAGAAACTATCGGCCCGGTCGAAGACATCTTCACCGCTGGCACGAATTTCACGCCGGGCACGACTGCGACCCTTACGCTCTCGAAGGTCTACACATCCAGGGCTGCTGTTCTGGTGCACTTTGACGGCACGTTCCAGGCGACAGATCAATACAGCGTTTCCGGCAAAACGATCACCTTCACGTCGCCGATTCCGATAGGCACGTCAAACGTCTACGCGAGAGGCTAAAACAGCTAAATGAAAAACTTCCACTTCCTCGCAAGCGGTGTCGACGTCAATCCGCTGATGCTCGCGATCCGCCGCCGGCCCGATCTCTGGAAAGAGGACACGTTCCTTCGCCACTATCCGCAAGGCCCGTTCGGCGAGACCGAAACGATCATGCTGCGCTTTCCGGAGAAGGTCGAAGGGCTGACCGAGGAACAGATTGAGCTGTACAAGCAGAACCAGCTTGCCGGCTATGACCAGTACGAAGCGATCGACTATCCGCCGTACAAGGTGCTGCACGAAGCACGCCCGCTGGTGCGCGACCTGATGGCGCGCGTGGCCGGCGAGCGGCTTGGGCGCGTGATGATCAACAAGATTGTGCCCGGCGGCCGGATCTTCGCGCATGCCGACACGCCTGAGCAGACGCGCTATTACACGCGCTTTCATATCGTGCTGCATGGGCTGCCGGGCGCTGTCATCAAGGCCGGCGATGAGCAGATCAACATGCTGACCGGCGAATGCTTCTGGTTCGACAACAGCCAGGTGCATGAAGTGGTCAACAACAGCGCTGACGAGCGCGTTTCGATGGTCGTCGACATCAGGACTTCACGATGATCACATTCACGATTGAGCCGTTTTCGAGCATCTACGCCGAATTGCTGCCGCTTCTGCGCGCGCATTACGGCGAAATCTCGACGCACAAGGATCACGGCGTGCCGCTCGACCCGGTTGTCGACGTCTATCGCGCGCGCGAACTCGACGGCTCGCTGCTGATGGTAATCGGCCGGGAGCGGGGCGAAATCGTCGCCTACTTCGTGTGCTTCATCGCGCCGGGTCTGCATTATCGCGACTGCCTGACCTGCTCGCCCGACATCTTCTTCGTGCGCGAGGACAAGCGGACCGGCCTGTCTGGCGTGCGCATGTTCCGCTTCGTCGAAAAGGAATTGCGGCGCCGCGGTGTGAAGCGCTGGGCAGTCGGCAGCAAGGTTCAGCACGACGCGTCGGCGCTATTCAAGTTTCTCGACTTCGAGCCCGTCGAAACGACTTACGAAAAATGGCTGGGGGATTGATATGGTCGCAGCAGCGGTAGTAGGCGCGGCAGCTATTGGCGCGGTCGGTTCGGGTGTTGCCGCAAACGCTTCAAAGAGCGCAGCGAACACGCAGGCGCAGGCCGCCGAGGATGCAGCGCACCTGCAAAACGATCAATGGAATCAGACTCAGGCGAATCTGAAGCCGTTCATTGACCTCGGCACGAACAGTATCAATTCGTTGCAGGGTGCGCTATCGAATCCGATGCTGACGCAGCAGTTCAGCGCGCCAACGGCGGCGCAGGCAGCCGCGACGCCGGGGTATCAGTTCACGCAGACGCAAGGGCTGAAGGCGGTCCAGAATAGCGCCGCCGCACGCGGTCTAGGCGTCTCGGGAGCGGCCATGAAGGGCGCCGCATCCTACGCGACCGGCCTGGCTGACTCGACCTACAACGATGTGTTCAATCGTGCGTTGCAGACGTTCAACACGAACTACAGCAGTGCATCGAACCAGGTCAATCGCCTGCAAGGCATTGTGAGCAACGGCCAGAACGCAGCAGCGACGAATGGCAGCCTGGGCGCGGCAGCGGTCGGCAACATCGGCAACACACTGACGAGCGGGGCGAATGCGCAGGCGGCCGGGACGATCGGATCGGCCAATGCGCTGAGCAATGGCTTGAACGGTATCGGTAACAGCGCGGTCACAGGTGCCCTCCTGACCAACAATGCAGGCGGCGCCACGCCGGCCAGCGCTGCGGCAGCGGGCAGCAATCAGTACGGCTTCACGGTTTAAGGGGAAATAAATTGCCAATTGACGCCTCAATCGCCCTGAATGCGAATGCGCCTAAGCCGATTAATCCGCTTCAGGACGCTTTGCAGGTGGCGCAGTACCGCGCGCTCAATGCAAACGGGTTAGCAGCTCAACAGCAACTCGCTGCGAACCGCGCCACGTCGGCCGCCTATCAGCAGGCCACGGACCCGACGACCGGCCAGGTCGACAACAACAAGCTCGTCGGCATTCTCAGTCAGAATCAGGATGCGGCATACAACCTGCCCAATGTGATTCAGGGCATCAACACGCAGAAGCAGCAGCAACAGACGCTGCAAACCGGTCAACTCGATCAGTCAATCAAGGCGCAAAGCTCGCTTCGCCAGGGGCTCGGCAGTCTGCTGACTAAACCGGACCTCTCGGCGCAAGACGTGCAGGGCTTCGCGACGACGCAATTGCAGGCCGGCTCGATCACGCCACAGGTCTATCAGGCTGAAATTCAGTCGATGCCGCAGGACCCGCAACAGCTTCGCCAGTGGGTATCGCAGCACTACATGTCGGCGCTCTCCGGTGAGACGCAATTGCACGCGATGCTCCCGCAATACGCGCAGATCAACACTGGCCCAGCTACTGTGGCGGTCAATCAGAACCCGATGGCGGCCGGCGGCGGCGTTGGCACGGTCGGCTACACGGTGCAGAACGGCCTGTCGCCGTCCGATGCTGCGAGCCCGGTCACGGTCAATGCGAACGGCCAGCCGACGATGATCACGAAGGGGCAGTTCGCTGGCGCGCAGGGCGGCGCTCCAGCTCCGACCGGTCAAGGTGGCGCGCCCGGTGCTGCTGGAGGCGCACCGGCCCAGCTTCCCGGCCAGCTTCCCGGCGGTGGATTCTCGGCTGCACCTCCGCTCGGTGCCGACAAGGTAGCGAACGATGCCGGGGGGCGCTTCAGCACGCTCCAGGCTGCGGCGAATCAGGCCAAGCCGATGATGCAGACCTATGACCTCGCGACGCAGGCAGCTAAGGCAGCATTGCCGGGTAAGGGTGGCGCATCTGCGCTCAACGTGCCGGCGTTGCTGAACACGTTTGGCATTACCGCCGGGTCCGATACCGTCAAAAACAATCAGTTGCTCGTCAATTACCTGAATGGTGCGGCAGATCAGGCGGCGTCCGCTCTCGGCCTCTCTGGCAGCGATTCGCGCCTTGCTGCGGCGAAGGCCGGCCAGCCCGATCCGCACAACATGAACGCGCCCGCGCTTCTATCGTCCATCCAGCACGTGAAGGGTTTGCAGCAAGCCGTGCTTGACCGCTCGAATGCGACGACGAATTTCCTTGCGCAGAACGGCAACAACACCAGCCAGCTTCCGCAGTTCGAGACGAAGTGGAATCAGGCATTCAATCCTGACGTGTCCTATGTCCGATCGCTTGGTGACGCGGCGGATCAGCAAGCAGCGATGCAGCAGATGAAAGCTGACGGCAAGCTCCAGCAGTGGACGAAGGATTATCAGGCCATGAAGGCACTCGGGGCATTCTGATGCCGAACGTTCAAGGGTTCATCCAGCAATACGCGCCGGTCGCGGCAGATGTCGGCCAGCGGATCGGCGTCGCGCCCGATGTGCTGCTCGGACAATGGGGACTGGAAACCGGCTGGGGCAAGTCGGTCGTTCCCGGCACGAACAACCTCGGCAACATCAAGGGGCCGGGCGTTGCCGCGACGGATAACCAGACCGGCTCGAATGATCAGTACCGCGCCTATTCGAGCCCGCAGGCGTTCGGCAATGACTTTGCTAACCTGATCAGCAGCAACTACAAAGGGGCCATAGGTGCGGGCTCTGATGCGTCTGCATATGGCAAAGCATTGAAGGCCGGCGGCTATGCGCAAGACTCAGGCTATGCGAACAAGCTGTCGAGCGCGGTCGGAATGGTGAGGAAATTCGGGGACGCGATTGCCTCGGCGATCTCTGGCAGCGCAAATGCAGCCGAACTCAGCCCGCAACAGATGAGCGGTGCGCCCGTCATCTCGGCCACAGGACAACAGATCATGCCGCAAGCTACGAAACAGCCGGCCGCCGCGCCCACGTCAGCGCCGCCGGCATCGACTGGTGATCCATTGCTCGATATGGCGAATGCGGTCCAATCAGGCTCCGCAGCGTCTTCGTCTACTCCCGCAGCGCCTACGGCATCGGCACAGCCCGCGCAGGCCGCTGATGATCCCCTCCTGGCGATGGCGAACAGCGTGATGTCAGCAAAGGATACAGCGCCGGCAGCGACTGTTCAGCCAACGACAGCGCAGCAGACTGTCAACGGAAAGCCGTGGCAGCCTCCTGGCGCGGTCACGATGGGTATTGGCGATGCAATCAAAGGCGGCGTTCAGTCGCTCGCGCACGGCGGCGCATGGTTGGCGAATAAGATCGCGCCCGACGCGCAGTTCACAAAAGACCTGAATGCAGCAGTTCCGCAGATCGACCAGACCATCCAGTCGCAGGATGCGCAATATGCGGCTCAGCGCGCGGCGAACGGCGGCACCGGCATAGACATCGGTCGCGGAGTAGGTAATGCAATCGGCGCTGTCCCTCTCGCGGCAGCAATGCCGGCTGGCAGCGGCGTTATTGGCGGCATCGGTGCTGGCGCGCTTTCTGGTGCGGCCAATAGCCTGATTGAGCCCGTCACTGACGTGTCGAAAGGGTACGCTAACCAGAAATTGCAGCAAGCCGGGACTGGCGCGATCGTCGGCGGCGTCGCCAATCCATTGATGCGAGCAATTGGCGCGGCGGTTTCTCCCACTGTCGGCGCGGCTCAGCAGAAGCTTCTTGATGCCGGCGTGCCGCTCACACCAGGTCAGATTCTCGGGGGCGCCGCGGCGCGCACCGAAGCCAAGTTGACCAGCGTTCCATTCGTCGGCGACATGATTAAAAACGGCCAGCAACGCGCCGTGCAGGGATTCAACAAGGCGACCTATAACGAGGTGCTTGCGCCGCTCGGTCAGACCTATGATGGCCCGATTGGCAATGAAGGCGTTGCCGCCGTACAGAAGACGATCAGCAATGCCTATGACGATGCGCTGTCAAAACTGACGTTCAAGGCAGATCCGCAGTTCCAGTCAGACCTTGGAAACCTTGCCAGCATGGCGCAGAACCTGCCCCCGGCGCAGCAAGGCCAGTTCATGAGCGTGGTGAAAAACCAGATCGTCGGCAAGCTGTCGCCACAAGGCGAAATGGACGGCGCGACGCTGAAGGGCGTTCAAAGCGAACTTGGCCGTATCTCGCGCGGCCTGACCGGCGATCCGTCTTTCGATAATCAGCAGCTCGGACAGGCTATCGGCGAGGTGAAAAACCTTGTCGAGCAATCCTTGCCGCGTAACAACGCGTCGGATGCTGTTCAGGACTTGGCAAATGCGAATTCGGCCTATGCCAACTTCGTGCGCCTGCGCGCGGCGGCCGGCTCGCAAGGGGCGATGAACAACGAAGGCGTTTTCACTGCGGCGCAACTGAATAATGCAGTGCGCGGCGCGGATAAGTCAGCAGGGAAAGGCGCGACTGCAACAGGCAACGCACTGATGCAGGACTTCTCAAGCGCTGGCCAATCCGTGCTTGGGTCGAAATACCCGGATTCAGGCACTCCGGGTCGCGCGCTGCTCGCCCTGATGGGACCGGCCGCGTTGGGTCAGGCATTCGTGCCCGGCTATACCGCGCCGCTGGCTGCTGCGATGGGCGTCGGCGCACTTCCTTATACGGCAATGGGTCAGAAGGCTGCGCAAGCTCTACTTACGGCGCGGCCCGGTTTCGCGGTCCCAGTAGGGAATGCGCTTTCCCGCTACGGAGTCCCACTCGCCGCGCCTGCGGGCAATGCGCTCATCAATGCGATCACACGCCCGCAATAGTCTGCGGTAAATCGGGGGGATCACTACCACAAGCAGGCAGAAAACAACCGTCTTGACGACCGCATTCCAGAACTGATCACCATTCATTGAAATCTCCGAGCCCTCCCAGTGAGGGCTTCTTTATTATAGGCCGCCAATTGAGCGGCCTTTTTGTTTTGGGGCCCACATGCAAATCCTGCCGAACGCAAAGAGTCAATTCATCGACTCCGCTGGGCAACCGCTTGCCAGCGGCACAGTCGGATTCTACTTCCCTGGCACGCTTAACCCGAAGGCCACGTTTCAGGACTCGGCCGGCACGATCGCCAACACGAACCCGGTGCAGCTCGACAGCCGCGGTCAGGCGATCATCTGGGGAAATGGAATCTATCGGCAGATTGTCAAGGATGCATCGGGCGTCACGATCTGGGATCAGATCACCGAAGATCCGAATGCTGGCCTCACTGGCGATCTGACAGACAACCTGTTCGTTGCCGGCACGAATTTCACGCCTGGCACTACGACACAACTCACGCTGACCACCGCCCCTGGTTCTGTCCAGAACATGTGGGTGTATTTCGATGGCACCTATCAGGCTGACAACCAACTCTCTCTGAGTGGCACGACGCTGACGTTCAATTCGCCGATCCCGGTCGGCGTGACTCTCGTCACTGTCAAGATCGGGACGACGATCGCCATCGGCACACCTGGAACGGGGGCTGTGACGGATGCC